ATGACAATAGCTATTGTTTTTGATCATCGCAACAGAACACCAAAAGGGCAGACGGGGCCTGTCGAGTTGCGAATCACGAATCATCGTAAAAGCACTTATGTTTCTACTGGGATTAGGGTTCGAAAAACCGAACTCGTCAATGGGGAGATCGTCGATCATCCAAACTCCGATGAGCTCAACAGTCTGCTTGCAGCCTATGCCAAGCGTGCCCTACAACTTGCCGCAGAAGCTGTTAATGCTGGGAAGGGCATAGATCCTAAATGGATCAGGAGCCAGCTCACGGTTTCCAACCCGGGTAAAGACTCCTCTACAGACTTCTTCGAGTGGGTGGAGAAGCAGATTCCTTTGCTTCCAATCAAAGACTCTACACGCCGCAATTACGACGTGCTCCTGTCTGTTTGGCAGCAATATGGTCAGATGATGTCGTGGAAGGATTTCACCCCTGATGGCATTATAGCATTCGATCAGTGGTTGCATACTCGGACAAAGAGGGTAGGGAAGCGGCCTGGATCCAGTACACAGCAGCGGCGCATTACCGATGCGGCTACCTACAACTATCACAGGCGCCTAAAATCTCTCGCTAACCGGGCCGTCCTGCTTGGAGTGATCAATGCCAATCCCTACGACCGCCTGCGTGGACTGCTTGCCACTGGTGACAAAACAGCCGCAGGGATTGCCTACCTCTCCCTTTCTGAGGCTAAAGCCGTGGAGAGCCTCCATCCGCAGCTCGGGTCTACGATGCAAAAGGCGCGCGACCTTTTCGTATTCCAGCTCCACACGGGCATTTCTTATGCTGATACTCAGGATTTCAACCTCGAAGATTACAAACTCATTGGCGGTCATTACGTCAACATTGGGCATCGACACAAAAACAATGCCCAGTATATCACACAGCTTACCGACGAATGCCTTGACATCGTCCGCCGGAATGGTGGAACTCTGCCCTCCTTGGAAATTCAGACCTACGACAAGTGTCTGAAGAAAATCGGAATAGCTGCGGGAATAACAAAACCCCTCCACTCCCATCTCGCCCGCCACACCTTCGCCACTCTCATGCTTGCTGCAGGTGCTTCCATCGAGAACGTGCAGCACATGCTCGGCCACGCTTCCATCACCATGACACAGCGCTACGCCAAGGTACTTCCCGAAAGCGTTCTGAAGGATTTCAACCAAGCTGCCGCTAAACTGTGGGGCGATGATACTCCAAAAATATCAACAGCCTATTCTGAGGCTCCAAAAGAATAAAACAAAGGCCGCGCGGCCATACTCCCACGGTCGCGCGGCCAATTGTGCATTATGCATTATGCATTTTGTCATTGTATGCCCTCAACTCTTCTCGAAGCCGGTTGATGTCTTCCAGGCTCGGCTCGTTTGCTTTCTCTCCCTTGTCCCAGGGAAGCCGTAGCAGGTCGTCGAAGTTCACCTTCGAGGTATCGGCCATCCCCACTTGCATCAACCAGAACGTCTGCCACCGGGCCACCTCCCAGGCGGCCTTTTGCCGCTCACGGTAGCCCATCACCGTCCGCCTCACCTCCCAAAAGGCCATACGATACAAGAAGTCTTCCCGGTCCACGCCGATCTCGCCCACCAGCAACTGGTAGATGTCGAGGGCATCACTTAGTTTTTTCCGTCTTCCTCGCTGCCCTGCGCTGATGGAGTGCTGGGGCCCTCCATCCCGTACCATTTCTGCCGCAGTTCCAGCACCGTCTTGAAGGCTTCCACGATCTCTTCCGGCTTCGAGTCATACAGCAGTGCCTCGTCGGTCAGTTCGTGCGCCTCACCTTCATGGTTTTTCGCGTTGTAGTAGGCGAAGACGGCCGCCATGATCAGGTAGATTGTATGCTGGGGGTTGTCGGCATTGAATTTGTCCACGCTTTCGCCGCAGTAGTTGTGGAAGGCTATCTCTGTCGCGTAGCAGTAGCCCACATGGACTTCCTGTCCGCAAATCTTTATTGTTGAAGTTTCCATAAAATATCGCTAAAAAAAAGTAAAACCGCCGCCGACACATCGCGTGCAGGTGACGGCTGAAAAAAAATCGCATTTTAGAAATATAATTAACAATTGAAAAATAAAAGATTCATCCTTTCGGAGTTACGGCCGTTGCGGAGCCGATCTCCTTGCCGTTAATGCTCAGCGGACCCACGCCCTGAGCCTGGAAGGAAGCCGTGGCCTTCTGCTTGTTCGTGGCTTTGAAGCTCGCGTCGTTCAGCAATACCTTGCCGCTCACAAGCGACTTAACCTTCACTTGGTTCTTATCGCCGTTCGTCTGTTCGAAGTCGAAGGCTACCGGTTGACCGGCCATCATGGTCTGGAGCATGTCGATGGACCCGTCCACGGCAAACAGCGATTCGCTCGATATGTCGTAGGTGTAGCCCACAAATTCCTGATTGGGCGCTCCGCTGGTGTCGTCTTTCGTCGAGCTGTCCTCCAGGGTGGCGGCGATGTGTACGGTGCAGTCCGTGGCTCCGGCCACGACTTTCTCACCAATGAATAATCTCAGATTCTGTCCTTGCATAGTCATTTATCTTTTTGTGGTACATTCGTAGCTCAACTCCTGGTAGTAGCACGGTTTGATCGGGTCGTATTCTATCCGTCCCGCCCTCAGCTGGTAACTCTCGGGGATGAGACCCCGCTCAGGATCGTCTTCCTTTATCCCTTCAAAGAAAGTCCTGACCCTGTTCCTCACCGCCTCACTGAGTGCGTGTAGAGCTGCGTTCGTCTCCGCGGTGAGCAATATCCCCACCGTAACCGTGTCTTCTTCTCCCTCATAGCCTTCCTCTTTTGTCTCCTGGTCGTTGACCAGTCCGTCAAAGGTCACGATCACATAGGGCACCGCCACCTTGTCGGCATCTGCATCGGGCATCGGGATGGCTGTCCCGTAGATCCGCCCTCCCACGGCCTTCGTGATCATCTGTGAATCACGGATGGCACGGATGAAGATTAGGTCTGTCTGCAAACTCATGTACCTGGTGTTTGTTTATTGGTTTCTTTGGATCCCGGAGACTTTCGCCCCCGGGATCTTATTTTGCTTTACGCAGGCTCTGCCACTTCGTAGAGGGCAAAGGCCGTGGTGGTGGTGTTCTTCTTGCCGTTGGTGGTAGTCTTCACGCTCAGGTCGGTCACCGACCAGGCAGTGTTGATCGTCACCAGCGTCACGTTGCGTTTGGCCGCACTGATGGGATCTACGGTCATCCTCACCTGGCCATGCTGCTGCACGGCCAGATATTTGAACAGGCCCACGCCGATAAATTTCTTGTCGGTGTTCTTCAATGCCTTGCCAGTCTCGTCGAGAGTAGTGTTGATGTAGTGGCTGGTCACGTAGTCATAGCCGGCGCACTTCCCGTTCTCGATCACGAAGCCGCCCTGACCCTCTGCCTTGGGGGTGGCCTTCAGCTCTGCCTCGGTCTCCTTATCCATCACCAGGCACACGTCGGTGTCGGCGTAGCCCTTGGCGGCGAACTTGGCCACGGCCATCAGCAAGTTCTTGTAGGCTGTCTTGTCCATGGTGATCGTACCGGAGGAGGACATGCCGCTGTAGGGGCCCTTCACGCCGCTGAAGGCTGCCTGGGAATAAACTTTCTTTGCCAAATAGTTCTGCTCGGCCAGTGTGGCCTTGGCTCTCACGAATCCCAACAGATCGAAAGAGGCATTGTCGATGGCTGAGTTGCTCACCGCGAAGGTGGCACCGCTGCGGGCCACGATGGGGCTGATGTTGTCAAAGTGCAGATCCTGCTCGGCCAGTGCCACGGTCTCGCCCACTTCCTCAAAGTCTGCGTCGTCTAAGCTCACGGGCCAGATCTCATTACCGGTCACACCGGTCACGATATTCACGCCCATGGGCAGGCCCAGTCCCTCGTTCAGGGTGGGAATCATGTCCTGGATGCTCAGTGTCACCGCGCCCGAGCTGGTCACGTCACCGTCCTTGCCGGTGCCCAATACGATCTCACGGAATTCCTTCCCGCTACGGGCGGCCTTAAAGGCCTCGCGCAGCTGCTCACCAGCGGTTTTTTTCTCCGTATGCTCACGACCAGCCTTCTCTGCCTGTTCTGCCTGGTAGAGGGCGGTATACTCGCGAGTGCAGAGGTCGATGCCACGCTGCAGGCGGTCAAACTCTCGGTAGAGTCGGGCTTTCTCAGCCTTTTCCTCGTCCTTCAACTCACGTTTGCCCATGATCTCGTCGATCACTTCAAGCTTGTCGTTCACTTCATTCTGTGCGTCCAAAAGCTCGCGGCGCTTTACCTCGGCTTCTTTCGCTGTCTTGAATTTTGCCATAATTTTATAACCGATTAAAAATTAAGTAAATAGTTAATCCAATTCTTGTTTCTCTTCATCATTCGCTCGCGCTGTTCCCGTCGCGTTGCTTCCGCACGATCGGGCTTATGGGGTGGGGGTTGTATGGTGTCCGTCCCGTGTTTTCCCCGCAGCTCTCGTGCGCTCACGCTGGTCTCTTCATAGGCGGGGTCCATGGCGATGGTGAGGGCTTCGAGGCTTTCAAACGCGGTGTGGGTCACGTCCGTCACCGTGTGGCCGTCCGCGTCCGTGGTCTCCTTCACTTCGTAGTCCTTTGGATAAAACTCAAAAGAGCACCCGCTGTATACGCCGGCCCTCACCAGTTCCAGGGCTCTGTCGCCAAGATCACATTTCGGGGCTTCAAATTCGAAGCGCACGCCGTCTTCCGTCACGTCCATCCTCAAATTGCCCTCGCCCTTGTTGCATCTGGCGATTGTTGCATCCCGCTCATGCAGCAGGTTCAGTTTCACATCCTGTGTCGCCAGCCATTCCTTCGTCACGGCCGAGGGGGCGATATGCTCACGGAAGGTGTCGCCCCACGCATCGGTCACTTCATAGGTCTTGTTAAAAACGATCGCCACGCCTTCGATGGTGCGGTTTTCCTTCCCCTCGCTCTCGCGCAGGTGTTCCAGTCTCACCATCAGTCTTCCCGGTGTGGTCCTTATTTCTTTTTTGTTCTGCTTTGCCATAATCTGTCGTTGTCTCTATATTACACGCGTTATTTCTTCCAGGGTCTACTCGTTCAGCTCCCGCATGTTGAACTGTATCGTGTTCGCCATGTAGTCAGGGTGGAAGGTCTCGCCTAAGATCTCGTAAGTGCGGCCGTCTATCCTCACTCGGCTGTTTCGGCTCACGTTCTTCGTCCACCGCATCCTCACGAGCATCATCCCGTACACGTCGGCCGAGCCTTCACGCATGGCCGAAATGCCCTTCACCCAGCTCACGTTGGCCCAGCAGCTCCCCGTCTCTTCCCAGCCCACGCCGTCGCTGTCTATTCCCCAGCGGCCTATGGTCTGCTGCTTGCGGTTCAATATCGTTATGCGCTTGTTCAATATCCCTGCTGAATATCCCATAGCCTTATTTTGTCAGTTTCATATACGGTTTTATTCTCGCGTCGAATCCGTAGGGCACCGTGTAGAGGTTGTTCACGCTGGCCACGCCTCTGTTCTCGTAGCTGTTCGTGCAGAGCATCAGCGAGGCCTCTATCAGTGGGGCCGGTACTTGCCTCTGCCCGTCCGTCCCCGTAGTCCCAAACTTGGCCAGCAGATCGTCGAAGCTTCTGTTCAGATAGTCCAGCACCGTTTCCTCCGCGCTGTTGCCCAAGAGCATGAGGTATCCATCCTCCTCATTGCCGTCGATCCGTAGATGCGCCTTAATCATCTCCAGTGTCAGCCATCTCATCCTTCACCTCCTTCCCGTTTTTCTCCCGTTTTTTCCCGTCCAGTATGCCGCTGTATTACAGCGCCCTCTGTCCGGGTTCCGTTTTCATCTGCTTCCATCCCGTATTCCCGTCCTGTATGCTGCTGTATTACAGCGGCCCCCATCCATGGGCTTGTCGTCACCGTTTCCTGTTCTATTCGGCTGTCTTTGCCACCGTCGCTTTTGCTTTTCCCGCTTAGTTTTTCGCTTCCAAGCTCGGCCAGGTTCGTCGAGATGTAGTTCTTGTCGCCGTCCTCCACGCTCGGCATGTCCATCTCGCCTCTAATCTCGTTCACGGTATACGCACCCGTCTCCAGGTAGGTCTTGAAGAGGTTGGCCTGCGCCGTCGGATCCAGCCTTCGCAGAGCCTTTTCGCAGATATGGATCCGCCGCTTCCCGAAGTCTTCCGCCCCCAGGAGCTTGGAGTTGTACTCGTCCTCCATCTCTCTGATCAGTGGGGAGATCGTCCTTAGCAGAAATTCCTGCGTGGCTGCCTCTGGGGTTTTATAGCTGCTGTTGCTGTCGTCCATCATCATCGGTTTCGGCACACCCAACAGCCGGGCTATCTCCGTCACCTGGTAGCCTCTCGTCTCTAAAAGCTTCAGGTCCGCGGCTGTCTGGCTGATGATCTTCACGTCGGCTATGTTGTTCGCAAACACGGCGTCCTTGCTCATCCAGTCCTCGCCTAATTCTTCTGTCAGCTGCCGCAGTTCCTGCTGGTCGGCGCGTCCTGCCGCGCTTGCTCCGTAGGCCAGGGCTTGCGGGGCGTCTTCCCTCACCAAGAGCTTGTACCTTCCACCCTTGGCCATGTCGTGCAGTGCCTGCTGGTCTGCCGTCCCTGCGATCTGCAGGCTTTTCATGGCATATCGTATCACGGGCATTCCCGTAACCATGTCGTCGTAGAGAAACACGTTCTTGAAGTGCAAAACGTCCTCTCTCGGGGCTTCCACGCTCATCAGCCCCCGTGGGGTCTGGTAGGTCAGCCAGTAGCTGTCCCCGCCCATGTTATAGTGCCCGCTGCTGCACAGCCACATGGCCTGGAGCATCCCTCCTTCGTCTTTTTCCAGATACACGTAGGCATTCCCGTAGAAGATCTTGTGGAATTCTATCTGCTCCATCATCTGACTGGCGGTCATCAGCGGGTTGGGCCTCACCTGGAGCAGGTAGTTCAGCCTTCCGTTCATCCCATAGTCGTCTTCGGTGTAGTTGCCACCGGCCTTGCTCCGCCGCTGGTATTGCACCATCATCTGCCCCATTGTCTGCATCCTCAGGCTCACGCCTCTGTACCATGCCGCCACGAGCAGCGACTGCCGTCCGCCCACCATGGCCACATGCTCCGTCCAGTCTGCGCCTCCGTCGTTGCCTTTCCCGGCAGAGCCCGTTTCGTTAGAGCTGGATTCCCTCAGGTATTTCCGGCCGAGGGAAGCCCGTCCCCTCATCCACCCCCGGGATCCTAATGTTTTCCAAAATCCGTCCATCTTATCTCGTTTCTTTATTTTCGTTTTTTATTGTTTCATCCCGCTTAGCTCTCGCTCGTATTGTTTCCAGCGTCGAGCTTTGGCCCATCATCCTCATGCCCCTGTGCTTGCCCCGTCTTATAGGTGTATGGGGGCTCTTCGTCCTTTTCTTTTTGGGGGATCATCTATATTTCGCCCTTTACCGTCCCCGAGGTCTACCGTTAGCCGTCTTTTTGCCGTCGTCCTGTAAGCGGCTGTATTACAGCCGCCCCTACCGCCCCTCCTTGCCGTGCCCCTTGCCGTCGTCCTGTAAGCGGCTGTATTACAGCCGCCCCTACCGCCCCTCCTTGCCGTGACCCTTGCCTTCGTCCTGTAAGCGGCTGTAATACAGCCGCCCCTTGCCCTGCCTTGCCGTCGTGCCTCCTGTCGTTCTCTGCGCCGTCCCGTCTCCATTCCCTCATTTCAGCTCTCCCGTCCCCTTGAACGAGAAGCTCCCTTGCACGAGGTTCCCCCTCGTCCCGCTTATCTTGCACGAGGTCAGGATGGCGTCCCCGCTCATCGTGTCCGCCTCGTCGTCTCTCATCTTCCAGCTCAGGCTCACCGTTGTCCCGACCTTTCCCAAAAGGCTCTTTATCGTTGCAGAGTCGCCCACCAGGTAGCTCACGCTCACCTGCCAGCTCTTCCTTCCCGTGATATACCGTTTCCAGCTCCCCGTGCCGCTCATCCCTGCCTCCTTGGTCTCGCAGTTCGTCTCAACGGTGCAGCTCTTCGACGCTGCCACGGCCTTGCCGCCCACCGTCACTATAAGATCATTCCCCTTCTTCATCGTCTTTATATTGTTTGTTTTGTCCTAATCTTTCCACCATCAGCCGCTCCCGCTGGCTCAATTCTATCGGTATCACCTTCACCGCCGCCTCCCCGTTTCGTCTTCCTTATCGTGTCTGTGCCCGTTGGTTTGAATTCCTCCTCGAGCCACAGTTCCTCCGCTTTCATCATCTTCCGCTCTCCTTCTATCTCGTTGTCACGATCTCACCATATCCTCTCCGGCGCAGGTAGTTGCTCAGTCCCAGCCATATCTCCTCGCCTGTCACGTAGGGTCTGCCGCCCGTCGCTCCGCGGCTCTCTTGCAGCTGACCGGCCACTGTTCCCTGCTGAGCCTTGTTCAGGATCAGCTCGCCGGAGTTCAGCAGCACGGGCTGCAGGTCCCCACTTGGGGTGTTGCCCCCAACGATGCCGCCGCCGGCATGGCGGGTCGCGCCCTTAATGCTGGCTATCGTCGAGATCATCGTTGCCGCGCCTGCCGCTGCGGCCGCAATCCAGCCCCACACGCCTCCGGCCTTGCTCTCCGGCCGGTTCAGCGCGCTGGCGAAACTCAGGGCGATCTCGGCGATAGCCTGGGCGATCGTCCCTGCCACCTTCACGGCCGGATCTTCTATCCCCGCCAGCGCGCCGCCCACGCTCTGCACGGCACGGGCGGCATCCTGCCAGCTGTCCTTGGTTTCCTTGGCTTCCTTGCTCAAGCTCGTGGTTCCTTTCTGGTCGGTTCGCAGCTCTATCTTCCCCAACCCGTGTTTCTCCAGTTCTGCGTTTATGGCTTCCACCCAGTTCTCTATCTTGTCCTGCGGAATGCCGTCTACGCCGAAGATACTCTCATACAACCCCTCCACGGCGTCCTCGGGCAGTGTCAGACCTTTCCCGATGGCAGCCTCCACGGTCTCTTGCAGCGTCGACATCGAGTCCATGTCGGCCGTGATCTTTATCGCTTGGGACATACCCTCTTTCGTACTTACGTCGGTGTTGGCCAGCTCTTCCTGCTTCATCCCTCTCCAGGCGTCTATGCCGCTTTGGCTCATGCCGCCCGTGCTTATGCCCGTCTCGGGTGTGCCTAAGGCGTCGAGCTTGGCCTTCACGCTGTCGATCTGCCTCCCGTACTCCTGCCATTTTTCTGTCCCCGTCACGGTGCCGTCCTGTAGCTGTTGCAGCTGCTGCAGTTGGTTCTCCAGGTCGGCCTTGCTGCCGGCTTCTGGCTTCATAGTGGCCTCTCCCTTGGCCTCGGCTATGGCGTCCTCGATGGACTGGTTCCGCTCTTTCAGCTTGGCGATCTCTTCCTGTATGGCCTTCTTCCGCTCAGCGCTGGCGCTCACGCTCTCGTGGCTCAGCTGTTCTATCTTGTCGCGGTTCGCGTCCAATTCCTTGCTCACTGCGTCGCGGTTGTCCGTCTCGCCTCCGCGGATGTGACCTGTGTGGCCGCCGCCAAAACTTCCCTCGGCCCCGCTGTAGGGGCTTCCTATGCGGCCCAGCAAGGCGCGGCCCCGTTCCGCGGCCTTGAAGCTGCTGTCCACCAGGTTGCTCCACATGTCGGCATCCTTATCGTAGGGCGTCATGTAGGAGTTCCATCGCTGACCGGCATTCTGTTGGCGGTAGCGGTTCAAGCGATCCGCTCCGGCCTTCGTGAGCTGGTAGCTTGGTTTCCAGTTCTTGTCCCGTCCTGCCCAGTCGTCGCCGTAGTAGTTCGCGGTCTCAGCCTTCTTGACGGTGTAGTCTGTCCCTTCCTTCAGTCCTGCCGCGCGGATCTGCGTCGTGGTGATCTCTTGCCCGCCCTTGCTCGTCAGGGCGTAGCCGCCGTTGGCCACGGTCTTGTAGGATGACGCCTTGGCCTTCGCCACCATGGCCTTTGCGTATTCTTCCTTATAGGCATCGGCCACGGCAATAGCCTTTAGGGCGTTGGTCACAGCGGGGGCGTTGGTCACAAATACCCGCTGCGCTGCGGCCACGTCCCCGATGCTCAGCCCCAAGGCCTTGAAGGCTTCCTGGTTCTTCTTTATCCAGCTCGTCTGGTCGCTCTTGGTCTTGAGGTTCTTCCATTCGGACTGCAGGGTCTGGTATTTCCCCACAACCTCGCCTACGCTCTCAGCCTCCACCTTCCTTGCCTTCCTCATGCGCTCGCTTTGCGTGGCGGCTTCACGTTGTGCCGCCGTGAGGTTCTTGGTGGCGCCGGCGGCTTTGTCCGTTGCGCCGCCGAAGAGCCCCGTTTTCTCAGCGACAATCCCTATCACGCTGCTCAGGGCCATGTAAGCCATGCCGATAAGTCCCAGGCTGGCGATCGTGCCCATGATCCCTCGCCGCAGGGCCGTCAGACTCAGGGTCTGCCCCGTGATCGTAGCCGTCACCAACTGGCCCATGGCGGCGAAGCTTGCCTGTGCTATGGCGAACACCTTGCTCGCCACTGTGGCCAGTCCCAGGGCCTTCCAAAGTCCCGTCACGGCTGAACCTAAGGCGGCCACACCGCTCACGGCCATGCCCACTTGCCCCACGCCTGCTATCAGGTTCTGATATTCGGCAAACACGTTGCCGATCTTCACCTGCACGCCGCCAAACTCGTTAGCCATCTGCTTCACTCGTCCTGCGTTGGTCTGCGCGAGCTTCTGGTTCATCTGTCCCACGTTGTCTGTGATGGCTTGGGCGATGGCGGCGGCCCGCTGCCCCTCGTTGCCGGTCTGGATGATCTTCTTCTGTGTGTCGGTCAGCGTGATGCCCACACGGGTCATGGCGCCGGAGTTGCCCATAAGGGCCTTGCCCACCATGGGCTATGAGGTTGTTCATGGCGGGAAGCAGCGTCTCCAGTGTCTGGCGGCTGCTGGCAAACGTAGCCACCTGTTGAAGCCCTGCCCGTTGCACCGTGCCCCCGATCACACCCAGTTTACCCTGCGCCCCCACAAGCTGGTTGATGGCGGCCACGTCCTGCCCTGTGGCTCTCATGCGCTGTTCCATCACGGTCTTCAGCTTCGTCTGCACCACGGCCGCGTTGTTCGCCTTGTCGATGAAGGGTTGCATCGCGGCCCCTAAATTATGAAAACCCGTCATTGCATTGTTTGCCAAAACAGAGATGTTAGCCAAGTGCGACATTGCGACTCTCATCTTTTCTGCTTTGTTCTTCGTGGCTTCCAGTGCGTTTTGCAGCTCCTTCACGCTGCTCGAAACTTCAACCACCGAGCTCTTGCCGTCAACGTTCAGCAAGACCCTCATTCTTATATCATTGTTTGCCATAATAGGTCTGCTTTAAATTTTATCTAAAAAAATCGACAATAAATGTAACATATTTCGTTTATTTATTCTATATTTGCAAATGAACCATAAATTTATCCGTATGAATAATCCAAACCTACCAATGCCAGACAGAATTCCAGGTGAGGACCGTGATAAGGAAAATGAAAACTGGATTGAGAAAAAAGACCGGCAAAACGAATCAAGAAACGAATGGGCTTTCCTTCTTGTGTTGACGTCTGTTCTTGCCGCTGTGTATCTGTTTTTTATAAAAGACGACGTGTCACCGAATTCCTTTGTCGACAATATTCTTTTCCTCTATTCAATAGGGGGGGGCTTTACTGGTATAATTCTGAGAATCTTAGCTTTTGCAGAGGATCCTCATACGGGGTCCTTCCCTTGGTGGTGGTGGTGATCCTTTCACCCCATCACGATTCCCATTTTCCCCATTCTCCTTTGGATGGTCTTTTGGAGCTCATCCATGATGTCCCTGCGTGCCATCTTCAGTGCGTCCTGCTCGCCGTTCTCCACAAAGTGGTAGGGGTAGAGTCGGCCGCGTCTTCCTCCAGCCTCCGTTACTCGCTCCCCAGTCTTCCATGATCCCCCGTTGAGGAACATCGCCACGGGGTGTCCCAGCCGCCATCGCGGTTGTGGCTTCTCCCTGTCCTGCCGTGTCATATAGTAGCCCTGCTTGTTTCTTGGGTTAGCCGAAACCATGAAGCCGCCTCCTCTCGAATAGGCATAAACCCGCAGCGACTTCCGGGCCATCTTCTCGCCGTCCCGTATTCCTATGCGTCCCGTTCTGGCCGCTATCATCTTCACGATTTTCCTTCCTTCCCTGCGATAGGTTGCCCGCAGCACCTGCCGCAGCTCCCGCTCGCTCAGAGCCCTCAGTATCGCCCTGAACTCCTCACCCGTGAATATGTTTTTGTCATCGTATTCCATTTTTTTCATCTATAGTCCCCTATAGAATCCCCGTTGAACCCCCGAAGGTTTACCATTCTGTCGCCTTTGTCCGGTCTTGTCGCCCAGGTCCTGTGTTTTCGTCTTTGTCCGGTCTTGTCGCCCAGGTCCTGTGTTTTCGCCTTTGTCCGGTCTTGTCGCCCAGGTCCTGTGTTTTCGCCTTTGTCCGGTCTTGTCGCCCTTCAGCTCCCGCCCTTGCTTTGTTCTGTATGCCGCCGTATTACGGCGGCCCAAGTTGCCCCGAGCCGCTCCCTCAAACAAACCGCTCCCCTGCGAGCCTCACGGCCCACAGGGGAGCAACACTAACTAAACCCAAAACCCTTAACAAATAAAATAGAAATAGTCTCATTCCTTCCGCCACGCAGCAATGGCTATTACAGCCACGCATCCCGCAGTAAATACCAGGCAGGCTTTCAGCGGCCATTCTTTCTCCTTCACCGTCTCCTTTGTCACCGTCACCACCTTCGGCACCGAATCCGTCCTCGTCTTGTAGACCGTATCTGTCCTGGTCCTCATCACGTATCGTGTCCGCCACCGGTCCGTTCCCGTCTGCGTCACCACCACCGAGTCCCGCATGATGCAGGTGTCCGTTCTCCATCTCGTCACCGCCACCGTGTCCCGTCTTACCCGTTCCACCGTCACCGGCACCTCCTTCGTCACCATCTTTTGCGTCGAGCACCCCATGATCATGGCAGCAATCGCCACGCATGTTCCCCATTTTATCAGTTGTCCCTCCATTTTTTTTTCTTGTCTATGGTTTCGTTGTTTCCTTGTTCTGTATCCGGTTCCCGTTTCCCTTCCCGTTTTTTTTGTTTGCCCTCCCTTTTCTTTGTCTTGTATGCCGCTGTATCACAGCGGCCTCTGTTTAGCCCGCCGTCCCGTCTCCTTTCAGGCACATCTTCTCAAGGTCGTTCACCCTTTTCAGCCATCCGATGATGAACCGCTTGTTTCCGGCCCGGGAAGTCAGTGGCAGTCTTGACGGCACGCTTCTGGCCAGAGTCAGCGTCCGCTCTTCTTGATCGTTCAGCCCCGCCAGTCTCAGCAGGTATTTCCGCCGCAGTTCACAGTAGTCCCTCACAAAGTTTGCCACTTCCACACGTCCCAGTGCGCCTACCGTCACCCGGCCCATGCATCCGTCCGCAACAGTCCGGCACAGTGCCTGCGCATATTTCACCGCCCGAGATATCCCTGAGTGCCAGGCGAAGTCCGTTATCACCTCAGCCACACCCTGCGGGAGCAGGTCGCAGTGCAGCGGGCCCCAGAATTCCTTACAGAACACCTTCTCCCATTCCGCGTCCGAGATCCGTTTCAAATCCTCCACCGTCTTCCCGCTGCCGCACACCTTGCGATAGGTGGCAAGCGTCACCCCCTTGTTGGTAGCCCCTCCGCGGTCGTTGGGGTCATTCACAAAACCGCCCTCGCGGTCTTTGATGAACTTAACAATTCTTTCCTTTGTTGCCATAGTCTTTCCTTTCCTTCTTTGTTGTTCCTTCCCAGCGTTTTTTTTCGGCCGCTGTCATCTCCTGTATCTTCACCGTTTTCAGCAGAGCCTTCTGTTCCTCGCCGTCGATGTGCAGCGGCGACCGTCTCAGCGCGATCTCCACGATCCCCCTCAGTGACAGATCCATCCCATAGGGCTTCAACACGTTGCTGATCGCCGAGCCGACCTCCAGAAAACACACAAACAGACAGCACCACGTGGCGATCTTGAGGGAATGGCGGGCCGCTGCCTCCATCATGCAGACAGCCAGGATAAAGCTCAGATATACCACCATCTTCCCCATCGTCTCACGGATAGCCTTGCTCAGAGAGACCCTCACCCCTAACTTCAGCGACTTCCTGATTCCTGCCGCCAAGTCTGCCGTAACACAAGCCCCGCAGGCGAATATCCAAGGGAGCATAGTTTGTATCGAGTCAGTCAAAAATATGGTGGCCAGGGGCGTGAACAACGAGCCCACGGCCATAGCGGTATGCTGTCCTACCTGCATCACTAAACGGTCAAAAACAACATAAACGCCCCGAAGAATCCTCCGAGCACAGTAAAGAACACGTCTCCCATATCAAACCTTTCCCCCCTGAAGAAGTCACAGATCTCTTTCAGCGGTGCAATGAAACAAGCCGTCAGGAAACCCGTCGAGAAGGCAATGATTCCCTCCCTGTTCCAGATTTCAACATCCGCCAATGCCACGAAAAACGCGATCATCAGCCCTGCCGCGAAGTGTACCCAGCGCTCGCTTCCGAATCCGCACAGCCATTCAGCCGTATTGTCCCAAATCTTCAATATTTTTTTCATATCCCTAAGTTTTTTAAGTTAAATTGTTGTCCCTTCTCTGTTTTGCAGTTATTGCCCCTTGCTTGTTTTTGCAGTTGCTGCCCTTGCCTGTTTTGCAGTTATTGCCCCTTACTTGTTTTTGCAGTTGCAGCCCTTGCCTGTTTTGCAGTTGTGTAAGCCGCCGTATAACGGCGGCCCAAGTTGCCCAAGTTGCCCCAAGTCGCCCCCCCCCCAGGCCGCCCGTCTTTTATACTGCCGCCTGGCTCACCGCGGTGTCGATCTCAGCCGTCGACAGTGCGCTGTCGTTCGTCGCCGCCCCGGGGATGCCCAGGGCCGTAATGTCGTTCTTGGTCACTGCCTCCGAGCCTGTCACCATTCCGTGTGCGTCCGTGGTCAGCTTGCGGAAGCCGCTCGTCTGGTGGTGGTTCGTGGTCGCGAACGTGTAGGCCGTGGCCAGTTTGTTCAAGTCCGCCTGATACACCACGATCAGATTTGTGCCGTCCCAGTGATAGGCGCGGCCGTCCACTGTGTTCAAGTAGAGCTTGTCCGTATACGGTGCATTGCTGTTGCTTGTGTCGTCGTATTTGTCCCTGTCTTCCCAGTTGCTGTAATACGTCCGGTTCAA